TTCAAAAGTGGATTTAGGTTTTGCTCCACTTTTTTCAAAAGTGGATTTAGGTTTTGCTCCACTTTTTTCAAAAGTGGATTTAGATTCTACTCCAAGTATCATAGTTAAACGGAGACACTATAATATCACCTAATTTCGTCTTCCAGTAATCCACGCGTTTTTCCATAGCAATATCTTGCGCTGTTTTTGGATAAGGTGTCATGTTTTGCATCATCTCCTCTTCTTCCGTTGTAATCTTCGGTTTATAACCATAACAGTTTACTCCGAATTTCACCGCGGGGTTCGCAATATAACCACCATTGATTCCAGGTCTTCCACAGTCATGTTCGTGTCCTTTTATGTTTTGGAGATTATCATAGGTGTTCTTTTGCGTCGGATAAAGGGCCATTTGTCCTTCTGACCAACCATAATTACACCATTCGCCTCCGTGTTGATATGAGTCTTCTATTTCTTCGTAATTCGCTAATCGCGCTCCATACGCAGTACATAAACTTTTGGCATCTTCATAACCATAATAGTTTCCTGGAATGTTGAAAACTTGTTTTCGAAAGGGAATTTCTGGGACTGTGGAAATAGGAGCAATCGCAGTTTGGTCAACGACGATGTCTATAGTAGGTTCTCCTCCATTGAATATATTTTTTAACGAAGCAATAACATCCAAACCCATAAAATATTGAAGACCATTCAAAAGTAAAAGGACAACAACGACCCCGATCATAATTGCGAAAATAACATTTGAATTTGTTTTATTGGAAGACGCCGAAATGTCTCCTATAATATTAGTAGAACTCCCGCTACCACCCCCGCTCCCTAAAGATAAGAAAAAAATGATATAACCTATGACCACGATAGTAAGAATAATAAAAACACTTGGATTCATTAAAATTCCGTTGATAAAATCATACATATTTTCAGGTTGAGGCGTTGAACTTGTATTTACTTCCATATTATATATATTAGCGAAAGTGTTTTTTTGATTATTATAGTAGGTCAGAATTATCTACCGGGAACCCAGGAAAATGATAACAGTTTTTCATCAAGAAATCTTATGATTGGGAAAAGGTAAGGAATTAGAATTCCCCGAAGGGCGGGAGGTTGCCAGGGGTAGTGTAACCAGCCCCGGTTCCCCCTATAGTAGGTTCCTTTTCTTCCTATAAAAAAGACAGTACGCTCTTGAAGAAACTAAATGTTGTAAAACCGATACTTCTTCAACCGATGTGTCATTAAAGTGATACCATTTTCCATTCGCATTTTTTACATACGCGGTATAATGACCTCCTTGGGTTACACCCCCATGATTACAAATTCCATATAATTCATAAACATAACTTTCCTTTTTGTAACCAATCACATATTTTGACAAGTCCAAGTCATCCAACGGAAAATCAATAAAGATTTGATTTTTACGATTTCTATAATCAAAACGTTTGAAACTTAAAACCATGATTTGCGGGAGACTCCAAAACAATATATGTTTTTTAACATTTTGTTTTAGATTTGTTTTCTCGTTGAACCAGGCGTTTTCATTTTCAAGAACTTCACCTTCAACATAGAAATCAAAACAATCTATTAAACTTGGTGACTTGTTATTGGACGGAATCGGTAAATCAATCATAAAAAAAGGTTCTGGTGTTGAACTCAAAACTTCACCAGACTCTAAATCAATAATTTGAGAGACATGAATAGCGTAAAACATCGTCCATATTTCAGAATACTCCTTGATATACATTCGTTTTACCATTTCAAAACATTGAACTGCCAACTCATCTGTTTCATTTTCACACGTTCCCGATATAGTCATATTCACTTCTCTCTGTAAAGAAACATGAAAACAATCAATTACAAAAACCAAAAACTCGGGTAAATCATTTTGAGCGAAACCAGTAAAAAGTTCTTTATTTTTCAGCGATGCCAATTTTTGTATTGTTTTTATGAATTTTCCAGGCGAAACAATACAGTTTTCATTCCATAATATTTTACGAAGATTATCCCATTCAAGAATGAGAACAGAATCATATTTCGGTTTCAACATATTTTTGTAAAACCCGTTGTTTTTATCCAAAAAATTATTCAACTCATAGGTATGCGATAAAATTTGCATGCAAGAATTAATAAAACAAGTATTTCCCAAGTTGGAAAGTCCAGATAATCCCTTGTCTCTATAAATATAATTATCCATTTGACTTGTGGTGGTCATTGTGACTTTATATTACTTCGCGGTTTACATTTAAACATTTTTTATAATAATAAATAAGAACAATGTCAGACATGCGATATTTAGGAAATGATGATCGACTACTATTGGATCATTATATAAATATGTATAATGAAACCAATCGTAATATAGATTTACTATATAGAGAACAGGAGCATACACGTGAGTTAATAACTGCTCTTGTGGAAAACTCACAAGAGCGTTGGTATATGGAACGATTTTCAACTATAAATACGTTGAATGAACGTTTTAATCCAGGAAGAAATCGAGGCGGATTATCAAACGCAAACACTCACGCAAATAGAAATAGTACAACAACGAGAACTCGCAGACCCTTTATACAACCCATTATAGAAATTGAAAATATTTTGCCTAGAGAACTGAGGAGATACTTGGGAGAATTCAACGTCCCGATGAACGCCTGGCCAAGAAATTTTGAAGACAATGTTCCCGTTGTTGCGTCAACCCGACAAATTCGCGACGCAACCCGAAACGCGGTTTATTCCCAAATTAATAATCCTTTAAATACAAGTTGTCCGTTTACATTGGAACCGTTTGACGCGAATACAGAGGTGACAGAATTGGTTGGGTGCCATCATGTATTCAGTCGCGATGGATTGACAAATTGGTTGAGAACAAATGTAAGGTGTCCCGTTTGTCGTAGAGACATAAGAACACCATTGACAGAAGAACCAAACCAAAATGTTGAAGAAGAGGAGGATGAAAATGATAATGAAAATGATAATGATAATGACATTGACAATGCAAATGATAATAATAATGAAAATGTAAATGTAAATGTAGAAGAGATAGAACAACCTAACACAACAGAACGAGAGATTCCAGAGCGGTCAACGTCAAATTTGGATTTAACCAGTTTGACAGAAACATTATTAAGGTCATTGTTAATAAGTGACACAACTCTTGGGAGAAACCGCAACAACGCAACAAACGCAAGTATATACATGTCACCATCTCCTCTTTATGACCCTTCAAATAACACGTTTATTTATACGGGTTACTATAGGAATGATTTACCAAGACGATAAAAAATATATAAAGACATAACATTGTGTATAATGTATATTAAATAAATGGTGGATGAACACAATACGTGGAAGTCAACTGGTGACAACGATTCCGATGTAAACTCGAATATAAACCCTGATGTAAACCCTGATGTAAACTCTGATATAGACTCGGATATGTATGACCCATATGACCTAGAAAATTATGTGGTTGCTCTTGAAGAAATGTATAATTTTTTTAAATATTTTTATAATAGGGTTACGAATTCTTCTCGAAATTAATGTTAACATTTATATAAATCTAATTAGCAGTCCTGGGTTCCCTGCTAATTAGATTACGGTTATTACTTTTTTTTGGGTTGAAAGAATGATGTCATTGGTCGATTACCTTCTTTGGAGTTATTGGTTTCTCTCAAAAACTCATCAAATAACAACGCCTTTACTTCTTTATTCTTTAATTTCTCCAATTTATCTTCAAATTTGGATGGATCTGTGTTTTGACACAATGTTTCAACTTCCTTTTTGAATTTTATAATTTTACTCTTTTTATTTTGCATCGCCCACATTTTTTCTAAAACTAAAGCAAACAACTGAGTAACTGGTTTCATAATTTGATTTGTGATATAGTGCGAGTAGTCAATCTTAAGTCCTTGTTCCTTGACAAAAGACGGCGTTTCTATTTTTTCACCTTGTAGCGCCTTTTTATTTGCATTATGAATAAAGACGTAAGGAATACGGTCGCCTGAACTTGGTTTATTTCCCGGGTCTCTTTCTGTCATTCTATCTGCCAGTACCTTGTGCGAAATCTGTTGTGGGTTTTTATAACCAGAACGCAATGATTTGGAAATAATGAGTTTATCCATAGGATAATTTTCATCCACCATATTTCTCAAACATGTTCTCAAAAATGTGGCTGCCTTTTCGACATCTTGTTCCTTCATCAAAATATCAATAATACCGCCATAAATATCTTTTACAATGGGGGCGTTATCACGTCGCTTCAATACAATTCCCATTTCTTTTCTCTTACCTTTATTTGGGTCAGTTTCATATAACATACCAACATACCTCTTTTTAGATAAAAGACAAAAGGGCATGAATGTTTTTTCATATTCCAAGTCATGGGGACCTTTCAAAAATGCGGATGCTAGATGACCTGCTTCTTGCGCCAACTCAATCGTAATTTCAAGCGCCTTTTTCCCGCGAATGGGTTCTCCTTCAGGGGTTTGTAAATTAAATGTGAAAAACACACTATCTGTATTATGAACAATCATGTTGCCAATTCCCGCCGCAAAATGATGATTCGCAGTTGTCAAATCATATACATAACCCTCGTAAGGTATTTCTTCCATATATTTGACAATATCTTTTGAATCAACATCTTCAATGTATTCATCATTTGACATGAGAACAAGTTTATGCTGGTCTACAAAGAAGGGATAATATCCATAATTTATACCAAAACAACATTGCGACGCAACCGTACAATGATTTCCATCTTGAATATCAAGTTCGAACATTTTGGGATATTTTTTTCCAGTATAATGTTCTGGTTCTTTGACAAATTCAACACCTTTGTGTAAGAGACGTGTTCCCACATCCACATCATTCGGTGATATCATTTCACCCGTAGGAAGAAGAAGAGAATGATCATCGGTAACATCCACCATTCCAGTATTTGTCAAAATACGCATCATTTTTTTATGTGGAGCAAGTTGGTGACGAATCACACAATATAATGGTGTCCATCCTTGTTCCGACCAAGACTCCAAATCTCGTAACTCACAAACTTCTTTTTCTTGTTTTCCAACTTCTTTACATTTTTTCCAAATACCATTTCCATATTTATTTACCAACTCGTCAATGGGGAGAATGTCTATTTTATCGTCTTGTTTTTTATAACGAACATAAACGGGTGTGTAACTCGCCACGCTATCTCCATAAATATATTCGGCCTTTGTCAAAACAGGTCCATAACTTGAGGTTTCACACAAAGCGTCTCCGTAACATTCTTCTACAACCTTTTTAGCGTATGTTAGTAAAAGACGACCTGTCGCAGTTGTACTCGCCGCACAATCCTTTTCATAAAAGGAACTTGTTCTGGCACCACACTGACCATACAAAGAGTTCGCAGTAACTTTGTAACCAAGTTGCCGTTTATCCAAAACATTTTTCATGAACTCATCTTCTTGTAACGGGATCATTTTTCGCGTTGTTTTACGCGCCATCAATAATTCTTCCAAAATGGAAGGCATAATGGCGCGTGTTCCATTGGGAAACTGGGCGAAACGGCATATTTTATAACCACTTTTCACCTTTTCGGCAGCAGCTGTTGGATTTTTTCGAACATATTTGAATGTATCGTAAGTAATATCGACGTACTCATAGTCAGGTAAATTATCATATACAAATTCACCAGTTTCTTTGTCCATTTCTCCAGTTTCTCGAATCAACACACCTGCCAGGTTGTATTCTTTCGTCCAAACCTTACTATCATGTGATATATTTTCACTCATCATGGCCGATGGATAGAGTGACGCAAAATCTACACACGCCACAGGATTATCCAAATAGAGGTCGCACTTCGGGTCAAGTACAATTGCTCCCTCATATCCATCATCATAATCCAACTTGTTCAATACAGGCATTAGTGTGCGTTTTTCTCTACACTTTTTGGCGACATAACTTGTGAGTTTAATTCCTTGACCGCGCAGAATTAAGAAATTGATGGGAACCGAACAAATTTTCGCCATCTCGACGAAACCAGTTATGACATCTACTTTATTCAATAAATAATGAACCAAGTTACAATCCTGAATACAATATTTCGCAATAACTGCTCGATCGTCTGCCGACCCATTTGTCATGCGGAATATATCCTTAGGTGTTACATCGTCTTTTGCCAAACACCAACGCACCTTCTTATTCATATCAGGTTGAATCTCTCCTTGAACAATAAAAGTTCCCGAGGTTTTATCCACACTGACAACGGGATACTTGGCGCCATTATCATAATACTCTGTAGTATGTCCGATTTCTTCAATATGAATATAACTTCCCGCAAACAGTCCCGTTAAGTTTCCGCTTTTGATTATGGATGTGTCATTCTCAATCAAAAGACTCTTTACATAGTCTCCAATAAAATGACCTGCCACAAAATCAAGTTTATACGATGTCAGATTTTCTTCTCTACGGAAATAGTTGTATAAGTCAATTTGAATACGCCCATTCATTTTTATATATTTCAAATCATGTTGTCCGCTTGCAATAGAAATCGATGTTTCTTCGATTTTGAGTTTTTTGGTGACTTCGTTTAAAGTTCCACAAACTTCGTTTTTGTTTTTGGATAGTTTGAGAAATTCTTCCACACATTTTGTTTCTTCCGCGCGGCGAAACATGAACTCATAATCAAAACCAAATATGTTATACCCGATAATAATATCAGGATTTTCAAGTTGTATTATTTTTTTCCACGCAAGAAGAACTTCTCTTTCGGTTTTGTAGGTTTCAATTACACTGTTTTCCACAGTAGACAACTCCGAACAAGTGTTTAAAACCGCGCAATGATTTAAATAGGGTTCTTTATCACCGTACTTCATGAAGGTAGAACCAATAAATGTTACACGGTCCCCTTCCAAGGGTGGAAACCCATTTCGTTTTGAGAAGGAACGGTTGAGTTCGGTCAACTTTGTTTCGCGGGGAAGTGATTTATCCAACAATACATGTGTAATGGCGTCGTTGCACACCTTCTGCGCCTTTTTGTTTTTATTCAACTTATAACTCATTTTGGCGCCACCCGACTCATCACAACCTTCGTCGCCGCCATCTTCACCTCCGCCGACTTCACCAATACTATCGTTGCCCATGTTTTCAAACATTTCTTCAATTGTCATTTGATTATCGACGTCGTCTTCTACGTTATCGTCGTCTCTCTTTTCCAAAGAGTGGGTTCGGTTCAACCAATTATCAATCACCGCATAACATTCTTCTTGGTTTGAGAAGGGATCCTTGGGATAAACCAAGTCAACATAGTTGCGATAATCTTTCATGGTTTCGTCATAATAACCAAACGCGGTCAACACCATTGACGTCAACATTTCTTTCAGTGCGTCGAGTGAAATATCCGCGCCCTTTTTATCCAAATAGTCGACAATATTGGTCGCGAGTTTTTTATAGGACTTGATAGGGACTGGAAAATCTCCATGACTACTACTCGCCTCAATATCAAAACTACAAATTTTATAGGGAACCATTTTTTCACAATCGTTTAGCGGAATAATGTTTTTATAATATGTTCTACATTCATAATCACAATTTGTTTTCTTTTGTTTTTCATCATATTCAATGTATTTTTTGGCAGGGAGTTTTACCCAACCCGATGGACTCATGTCTTGGATATGAAACAGTCGCAATAAAGGTGGAATGTTGGACTCATACAAGTAAGTGCTTGTTCCATTAAACTTAAATCCATAAGTAAGTAGTTTACGATTGTTTGGGTCAGATTTTTGGTCATACCACAAATTTTTAGCGCGATTGAACGCCTGAATGTTATTGAATTTGAATACAATAAACTTGTGTTCTTTTCCACCGTCAAACCCGTATAACTTTTTACGTTTTATGATTTTACATTCGCAAATTGAATTTTCATGGTATTTTCCAATGAGTTTTTTTATGTGTTGAAGAAACTTGGTTTTGACTGTCAAGTTCCAACTTTCTTCCACTTTCACATAAAAGAAGGGTTTAAATTCTTCCGCAATAACCGAATATGTTTTACCCAATTCATCAATGCCAAACATTTGTATCATAAAGTGATTTGAGTTTTGGCGCGAGTCCGCACTACTATTATCGTCGTCACCTGCTTCATAGTCATTTTGACTTGTTTGTTGGTGATATACATTAAAATCATAGAGTTTGAAAATTCGTTCCATAGTTTGATGTTTCGTGGTTACTTAGACTGTATACACGAAAACGTTCTAATTCAATTTTTCTTGATATATTTTTGCAATTGTCTTGTGCGTTTTTTCTGTTTTGAATTTTTACGCACTGTTTTTCTTCGTTTCTTTCCTCTGTGTCTTTTAGTTTTTCGTGTTGCACCACCTTTTTGCGTTTTTGATAATAGTTCGCTACTTATCCAAGTTTCCAATAATTTTTCGTTTCTTCCCTCAGGGTTATCATATTCCGTTGTTACACCTGAACTATTTATAAAAACTATGTGTGGAAACCCTCTTATATTTTTTGTGTCAAGACCATTCAAGTTAGATGATTGTTCTTGATTTATTTCAGCAATTAAACCGCTTGTATGTTTATGATTTTTCGCAACTTTGCGCGCAAGTTTATCCCAATATGCTTTGGTATGGTTACAAGGACCACAACCAGATAAATATAAGAAAAGAATAATAGGATGTTTTTTATGACGATGTTCGTTGAATTTGTCAATCACTTCTTTTGTTTCACTCGCAGATTTATCTTCCTTCCTATCCGCACTTACTGTAGTAATATATTCCATTTGTATAACCAAAGAATATTTTATTTATCTTCAAGTAATATAATATATTCCATATGAAAATTCATCAACATTATATATTTATTTTTGTAATTGTAGTAGCCTTAATGGGGTTGTATTTTTACGCATTTTATGGGAGTCCCAAGTTAATGGAAGGACTAACCAATCCATCTCGTTGTCCCAATTTATTATTACAGAAGGGAACACGATTTTATCTTTATAATTCCAACTTGGCAAAGGTTCCTGGCGTAAATCCGGTTGAATTTGAAAATTTAGAAGATTACGTTGAGTTTTTAGACTGGCAAAGAAGTCAAGGAATTCGTTGCCCCGTTCTTTATTTACAACATTCATATGATAGTCAGGGCGAATCCACCTATAAAGTAAGACCGAGTGTAACAGAACCACAAGGAGGATTACCTCCTTCTTACCCCAATCCAACATTGCTTGTTGACGCCGCGCGTAATGATCCTCCTTATAATCAAGGAACTGCTCCTGGTTATGACTCAACGTCTTACTATGTAGGAACAACTACCCCATTGGATGTAATGGATCAGCAGCAAGAAAATTTACTCTTTAGTCCAAATGCGATGGACCCCAACTGGGGTGGTGAAAAATATACACAATCACTTGTAGATAATGGATTTTACGAAGGGAATGAGGTTAGTATAGCTGTATAAGTCCGAAATTTAAAACGCGTTATTTTTCAGAAGAGTGTTTAATTCCTTTTAGACTACCGAGTATTTTACACCGGCGTAAAAATCAATTAAATTTTATTTAACTTTAGTGGTAATCCGTGACCGAATAATATCATATATATCAACGCGAAAGACGCTATTAAAATACTTCTACGTTCAGCAACATCATTTTTTTGCCCTAATCCGAACATCATAAAAACATACAATATAATTCCGATTATTACTGAATGTATTAACATCATCCAGTGATTTTCCATTTTTATACTATAGTTTTAGAAATTATTTATTTCTACATGTCGGTTTGAAATATTCGGCGGTATAAAATAAAATAACGAAGTAATATATAATGGCATTTTCGATATCGGACCTTTGCACGCCCGCGATGATTTACTTTTGGTTATCGGTCATTTCTCTCGTGGTGTTGGCATTGATGAAATTTCAACCTCTTTCTATTATTTTGAAATTCCTTTTCATTATGTTATGGACTTACTTACTAAACTTTTTATGTTCTAAAGGGTACTCGGTAGTTTCATGGGTATTGGTTCTATTACCGATTATTACGTTTGTTTCTATCATTCTCCTTAGTTTAGACGCAACGGCAATTCTTGTGAAACAGCAACAACAACAGATGCAACAAACACAACAACAACAAAGACCTCAATATTAAAAAGGTATAACGTAGCAGGGAACCCAGGAATGCGTAGCAACCCCTGCGACCCCTCCTATTAACCGGCGAGTATTTATATAATTTTTAAGTTTCACTCGAAAAATTGTAATAATATTTTAAACTTTATTTTAAACTTTATTTTAAACTTTATTTTAAAAATTCTTACGATTCTCTAAAAATCACATTTTTGGGATACTGGTGGACATTGCTGGTATAACGTATTTTTACAATAATAACATTTATTTCAACATAAATGTCATTATTTTGCACTTTTATTATTCAGAACGCGTATATTTAAAACTTACTAAAATAAATTAAAGATATGAAATGGATATAATAAAATGAATCGGATAATTGATTTGACACTTAATAAAAGATTTAATAATATAAAAATTTTTATAAGAAATAAAAATTTACCGATTTGTTTAAATTGTTTACATTTTATAGAAAATACAAATAATTATCCATATGACTCAAGTCCAAGTTATGAAGACTATGGTAGATGTAAAAAATTTGGAAAAGTAAATTTGATTACCGGCGTAATTGAATACGATTCAGCTATAAATTGTAGATTAAATGACCGTCAATGCGGTAATTCTGGCTTAGAATACATTGATAAAATAAAACCTTAAATTTGAAAAATAATCAGGATTTTACGTGAGAAAAGTTCAATTTCTAGTTTTCCTAGTTTTTCTCCCATATTTACAATGCTGTTTTTGAGAAAACCCACGAGGTCTCTTACAGTTAATACTTTGTTTGTATTTCAACGACCATTTATGAGCTTTCTTTGTGTTCTTTAAACCCATTTACAATTAATATATTATGTTTGGAAAATTTGTTTACATTACATTCTCCCCATTCTATTCATCAAATTTTCTCTAGCAACAACCGGCATAGGTGTCATTCCACTCACCATGTTCCATACCATTTTGTGTGTAAAATGCCAAACAATTCCAAAAACAATCGCATGAACGAACGCTTTTGTCACCTTTCCACTGCTTGGTGGAATACTAACCAATACGCCGGGACTCAGTAAAAAGAAGAGAATCACAACGTAAAGGGTCATTAAAAGGTGCATGTTTATAATTTACGCAAAGAATATAATTATTAGGGGGAACCTAGGTTCCCCTTGCCCCCTCCCCACCCTTCGGGGAATTCTAAATCCTTACCTTTCCCATGATAAGATTTCTTGATGAAAACTGTTATAATCTTACTGGGATTCCGGTGGACAATGCTGATAATTATTGTGTAAGCGAAAAAATATCGAGGGTTAGTGCGCACTATCAACAAATTTCATCACATTGTTTAACGCACCCTTAACATTATTGAGTGAATTCAAGTTATTGATAACACTCATATTTGCGTCGGATGGTGTTCCGGACGTATCCATTTGAACTAAACATTGTAACATCAACAAATTGACATAATCATCCATGTTAATAATAACATTTTCGTAATCTTGTCTATACTTGCTAATAAGTAAGACATCGTTCAACTTGATGACTTCGTTTTTGATGGAAGTTGCGTACTCGGCCGTCCCACCCGCGGTATTTTTAGAGGAAGAACCTGATCCAGTTACGGCGTTTTCTAAACCTTCCATAATTCTTCCATGAACCTTCAATGACTTATACGCTAAATAAAGCAAAAAGATAATCAACGAAACGATAAAAATTGTATGTAATGTCATTATATACAATTCTTCAATATTAAAAACACATTGACGCAACTAACTATGTTGCTAAATATTGAACGACATTTTGTAATGCGGTTTTACTTACTTTACGAACTTGTTGTTTGGCATTTGTATATGAAATATCCTTTAAACATTGGGGGTCTTCTTTAATGGACGAAATCAGGTTCGCAATCGTACCGAATTTTTGCATAATCGCAATGGCGGTAACTGAACTCACCCCAGGAATTTGACATAACATTATCTCTCCAATGTTGTTGGGAGTTATATTTTCCTTTTTCACCTTTTTAATAACATTACAATAATTGGATTCGTCTTTCTCGTCTACATTTGACCCAACCACATTTTCTTGAGAATCATCAGTAACATTCTGTCCTGTCTCTTGTTCTGCGAGAGAAAAAGGAATTGAATTTTTGTAAAACGGTTCTCTCACGTCATCTTTGCCGAGTTTATACGCCATGTTACATAATATCATAGCTGTTTCTTCTAGACTCATACTTCTCAAAACCGAAAATCCCTTGTAGTAGTTGAGAGAAAACATCGCACTATAAAGTGTTGACTTATCCATCCGGTATTTAAACGTGCTAATTTGATTCATATCACCTTCAATCAAGTAAATAATATTATGATTGTGATGAGGACTGCCATTCAACCGATATGATTGTTCCTCGTAACGTCCATCTTTAATACTAGACGCCAAATCATTCAACGACTTTCTCTCAACCATGACTAGATCAGTTTCATTTTTAGTTATAATAATATCTCCTAAAGGCAACGATTCTGTTGTAACAATAATATTTTTAAATATAGGGTTCATGGTAATCAACTGCCGACATTGTTTAATTAACCCTACTTCTCGGATATCAATCTTCAGCATTCTATTGAATAATATAGAACATTATACTTCTATATTATTTTTTTGATAACTTTTTCTCTCCATTTATGAATAAATATAACGCATAGCCAGCAAAACAACCACCCAAAAATTAACCAAGGTTGAATCCATGGACGGCGCGATATCCGATTTGTTGTGTGGGTGTTCTAGTTGTAAGAAATGTCATTTGAAGACGCGATGGAGTTCTTTGAGGAGTTCTCCAAAATACGGCTTGGTTGCGAATATTTGGGTAACTGCCAATGGTTACGATGCCGGCTTTTTTGTTTCCACCTAAATAGTTATTTCTATTAATGGAACCAGTGCTTACAAGCTTCGCTCTTGGAGAATAAACCATTGACATCGTAGTTATATATAACAATAATATTTTTTTATTTTATTCCGTGAAGACGAAATTGAACACTGTTCAATTTACTCTCACTAAAGATATTTTGTGAAACACTACTTTGGGGTGCGCGATACATTGACGACGCATTTGTAATACGCGGAAAACTTCCGCGTTGTATTGTTCCATGTTTTTTGGGTCCTCCTAAACTGTTCCCACGATTAGCAATTGTTGCGGAATAACGCGAACCTCCACTTCCAACGATAAGTGCCATGTTTATACATATAAGCAAATACAAAAATTAGCAAAATTTTTATTAGTGGGAATTAAGGACTAGCGTACCTCAACAAAACAATAACAATAACAAAAACAATATAGACACATATTTATATTATGATTCATAACCATGAATGAAAAAATGCTACTACACGATGACGATATTATTAAAGGAGAAGAAGGTCTAGTATTTAACCCATATAATCCTCTTAATGTGGAGATTACATTGAGCGACGTTCAATCTATTCTCACAAGATATGGCGTTCCAGGTGTTGTAACGAATATGAAACTGTATAAAAGAGCGTTCGTTCATCGTTCTTACACTAAACGACCTCAAATCGAGAATGAAACATTGAATATTACGATATTAGAAAAACCAGCAGACTGTTTGCCATTAAGTACGAAGTCAAACGAACGCCTAGAGTTCTTGGGAGATGGTATTTTGGAACTAGTTACAAAATATTATTTGTATCGACGATTCCCTAAAGAAAATGAAGGGTTTATGACAGAGAAAAAAATTGCGATTGTGAAAAACGAAGCCATTGGAAAAATTGCCATGGAAATGAGACTGAATAAATTTTTGATTCTTTCAAAACACGCAGAGGAAAAGAAGATAAGAACGAACTTAAAGAAGTTGGGTTGTCTCTTTGAGTCCTTTTTAGGAGCACTTTTTTTGGATTTCAATAAAATTCAAGTAGAAGATGATGAAGGTTGGTTTTCCAATATATTTGTAACTGGTCCAGGATTTCAAGTTGCACAGAAGTTTGTGGAAAATATTTTTGAAAAACATATTGACTGGATTTCTTTAATACAGAACGACGATAATTATAAGAACATACTTCAGGTGAAAATACAAAAGGAATTCAAAGTGACACCCCATTATTTAGAAATAGAACATGATGTAGAGTTTGGATATAAAATGGGGGTTTACTTATGTATTGGACAATCCGTTCATAACGTGAAACATGACGACGCGGTTCATATTGATGAATTAAAGACTTTTAGAAACGTACATGAACATATAGCTAGTCAAGGTAAAGTGTTCTTGTTCTTGGGAGAAGGACAACACAAAATCAAACGTAAAGCAGAACAAATTGCTTGTAGTGAGGCGTTACAAAAGATTACAATGTACGCAAACGAAATTGTATAATAAAATATATATGTTATGTAGATAGTATATATATTTCAAGAATGAGTGTTTTAGAAATGGTAAAAGAGAAAAACAAATTACTAATAAAACCAATGGTTGAAAGTTGTCATAAATTTAACATAGTTATTATTCAAAAAACGAAAAAGAGTGAAGGTTTCCCAAAACCATCATTTGTTGTAGAAACCAAACCATTTGATATTGAAACATTGATGAAACGACTAAAATATCAAAAAGTTGTAAAAGAAAAACATCAAGTAGAACCTGAACAAGAAGAAGAACGAGAACAGGAACAAATTTTCATAAAAAAGGTGAAAAAACTGGGAAAAAAACAAACCCTCACTACAGAAGGCGAAAAACCTTCTCGTAAAAAACGCGAACCTAAAGAAAAGGTAAAATCAACCATACCTGCTAATTTAATGTCTCTCATTGGCGACACGCAACTTGTAACACGACTCCCCGAAAAACAACAAGTGGCACAATACAAGTTGAGCGCTTATTACATGAACAATCGAGAGAAATTTGTAAATTCCATTAACTCTTTATTTCGCCCATATCGTGAAGAAATTTTGGAAGAAGACGAACAAATAAGTTGCGATGATATTGGAAAAAATGCGAAATCGTTCACATTACTTACTAATCAACGATTGGTTCGTGACTATTTGAATTTACATACACCTTACCGGGGTCTCTTACTATATCATAGTTTAGGTAGTGGTAAAACTTTTACGTCCATTGCTATTGCTGAAGGAATGAAGGATAGAAAACAAGTTATTGTAATGACACCGGCGTCCTTGAGGGATAATTATGTTGAACAACTGAAAACATTGGGTGACCCGATTTATAAAATCAATCAATTTTGGGAATGGATTAGTTTGGAAGAAAACCCTGAAACATTAGAAACGCTTTCCGCAGTACTAAATTTACCTACTGAATACATTCGAAAGAAAAAAGGTGCTTGGTTGATGAACTCATCCAAAGAATCCAATTATTCTACACTAGATGGGAACGAACAACGTGCGTTGAACGAACAAATTAATACCATGATTGAAAGCAAGTATTTGTTTATTAACTATAACGGTTTGAGAAAAGACAATTTAACACGTTTAACAAATAACTATGAAAAAAATATATTTGATGACGCAGTTGTTATTATTGATGAAGCGCACAATTTTATTAGTCGAATTGTAAATAAGTTTTCCAAACGAGGAAAAGTTTCCAAAAAAATAACAAATGATGACCCACTTTCTGTAATTTTATATGACATGTTGATGGACGCTCAAGGTGCTCGTGTAGTTTTATTGACAGGAACACCAATCATTAACTATCCGAATGAAATTGCGATTCTATACAATATCTTACGCGGTTACATAAAAACATGGGAGATTACATTGGATGACGACATTCAAAAAAAAATAAGCAAGGAGTATCTCGCCGAATTATTCAAGAGAGAAAAATTATTGGATTACTTGGATTATTCTCAATCGAGTAGAAAAATTACAATTACGCGAAATCCCTTGGGATTTTTAAACGCACAAGACAAACGAAAAAATGATTATATTGGTGTAACAAATGAAGACAAAACTAATCCTGAAGTAGGTTATATTAGTGACGCCGATTTCCAAAAAAATATATTACGTATTTTGAAAAATGACGATATGAAGGTTTCATCTTTATCCGCAGTAAAGGTTCATAAGTATAAAGCACTTCCAGATACGTTGGACGAATTTATGGCACAATTTATTACTTCAAATAGTGAAGACGCGATTGTCGTAAAAAATATGGACTTGTTTAAAAAACGAATCATTGGTCTCACATCTTATTTTCGTAGCGCCCAAGAAAGTTTACTCCCTAAATACGAAAGGGCAACCGATTTTCATGTTGTAAAAATACCAATGAGTGATTACCAGTTCCCCATTTATGAAGCAGCGCGTTCAACGGAGAGAAAGCAGGAATCGAAGAAAAAGGCGCCGAAGGTTGATAAAAACGGAATTTATCAAGAAACAAGTTCTACCTATCGTATTTTTTCTCGTTTATACTGTAACTTTGTTGCACCAAAACCGCCGGGTCGACCTTTGCCAAATCAAGAAGAAGATGTAGACATACAGTTGGATAAAGCAATGGATAAAGAAATGGATGAACCCGAAGATAGAGAGGATAGAGATGATTTGGAAGAACAACTAGAAGTTGACGAGGAAGGTCTCATCGCAAAATTAGGTGATAAAACGTATGATTCAAGGATGAAGAACGCATTGGCGTACTTGAAAGAGCATTCGAGTGAATTTTTTACTCCCGAATCGCTGGAGATGTATAGTCCCAAGTATTTAAAAATGTTGGAAAATATTCTAGATCCCGAACATATTGGATTACATTTAGTTTATAGTCAGTTTCGCACGTTTGAAGGTTTGGGTGTTTTTACAATGGTTCTCAAAGAAAACGGGTTCGGTCAGTTCAAAATAAAAAAGGATCTTACAGGAATTTGGGATATTGACATGGATGAAGAAGATATGGGAAAACCTACGTTTGCGCTCTATACTGGAACTGAGTCCAAAGAAGAAAAGGAAATTATTCGAAAAATATATAATGGAGAATGGGATAACCTTTCTCTTTCCCTTTCCAATAAATTGAGAGAAATTGCCCGAAACAATAATCGGGGTGAAATTATTAAAGTGTTGATGATTACTGCGTCCGGAAGTGAGGGAATTAACTTGAGAAATACAAGATATGTTCATATTATGGAACCTTATTGGAATCCGGCGCGTATAGAACAAGTGGTAGGTCGCGCTAGACGTATTTGTAGTCATAATGATTTACCTGAATCATTGAAAACCGTTGAAGTTTTTTTATATTTAATGACATTTTCCAAAGAACAACTTGAAAAGGCGTCGATTGAACTGAAAAAGAAGGATTTGAGCAAAAGAAAATATAAAATTCGACCAGACAAAACGGAGACAAAAAAAATACCTTTTACAAGTGATGAGGCGTTGTTTGAAATTTGTAATATCAAAGAAGAAATTAACAATCATTTGACATTGTCGATTAAAGAGGCGTCCATTGATTGCGCGACGTATCAAAGAAAGGGAAGTAAAGAAAAACTACAATGCCTTCAGTTCGGTCAACCCAAGTCAACCGCTTTTTCTTATCAACCATCATTGAGCAAAGACCAACCAGATACACTTTCCAAAATAAATAAAACATCCTTGGAATGGACGGGTGTGGAGAGAATTATTATGGGGAAACCATATATTTATAGGAATATGGGAGAAAAACGCGGATATTTATATGATTTTGAAAGTTATCAACAAGCGTTGGAAAATCCAGGAATGGAACCTACTTTTATTGGTGTTATTACAGAAAAACCGAACGGGGATTTTGTTATTGAATAACTTAGCAGGGAACCCTGGGCTGGTTACACTACCCTGCGACCCCTCCTATTTAACCGAGTATTTATGTATTTTTTTAGTCTCACTTGAAAAATCATAATGATATTTTAAACTTCATTTTAAAAATTCTTATAATTCTCTAAAAATTACATTTTTAGGATAACGGTGGACATTGTTGAATAAACTATGTACTTTTTTTAATAAACACATTTTACATTTTTTGTAAATATTATAGCAAGAATAAGAAGAGTCATGGTTATGATTCGTTTAATTTTCCTCCTAGTTTTTTTTGAAATATAGGTAATCTGACGAACATCATTCAAACTCACTGGTTTATATTTTTCAAATATTCCAAATGCAAGTAAAATACAATACAAATCAAAATTTAAGTCGACGTTGTGTGTAATAATTCGATTAAAGTCCAAGTTTTGGACTTGGGATAACATAGTGTCAATATGAAACACGTCTTTGTAAATTTCTTTGAAAATTCCAGAAACTACCGTATATAACCTAGGTTTCAACGGATTTTGAATGAGAATCAATGTACTATTTGTTGCGTTTATTTCGTTGGATTCTTTGTGTTCTTTAAGTTCTTTTGTAATTATATTTGCATTTTTGAAAAGACCCCTACGGTTTTCGATCCAAGGTACTTCTCCGTCATTCCAATTGGTTACAACATCATCATCGTTACAATGTTGCTGCGGTATATATTTATATGGAGTTCTGACAAATTGTTTTGTTTTATACCATTGTACGTTTCTTGTGAAACTATAAACAAACAAAGGCGAAAACAAAAATCCGCAAATTATGGTTATTGATCGAATCATCATTGTTTCGTAATATATACTCCTATATATTACAAAATTACATGGTTTCAATTTTTTTGAGAACCATTTCCAATGTAGTTTCCATTTTAGAGATTTTTTCTTTTAACTCAAATATTTCTTCTTCCACAGATTTAGTTCCAGATACACTAACCTTTTTTAGTTTTGAAAAAATATTCGCGTCATTATCATAATCAACATTTTTTTTGAATTCATATACATGATTTTCTTTGGCCCAAGAAATTCGTTTTTCAGGTGGATGATTCAAGTCAATAATCTGATTATCCAATGGTTCATCAACAGGTTCTCCAATTTGAATATATTTTATTTCTCTCCCTCCTGTAAAAGAATTTGTAGAAGTTGCTTGAATATGTTTTTCATTTTTGATAGAGGTTTCTTGTGGATTTAAAAACTGTTTAAGTTGGTCGGGATTGATTCCGTTTTTATTTTCAATATGTATTTTTTCCAGTTCTAAATTTCGTTGTGCAAGAGTTTGTGCGATTAACATTTCCATGTTACCGCCTATTGGTTGGTCTGTTAAGTTATCTTTGAAGTTTGGAGGTTCGGGGACTGTTACATTCATTGCGTGGTCAAATTCGGTTCGTTTTTTTGAAAGTTCTTTTTCAAACGCGGTTTTTCTCTCATTATGAATCTCTTGTGAAGTAACAACTGAACTTGAACTAGAATCATTTGTTGTGTAATTTATTTTTTCTAAAAAACCTGTAATAAACTTTTTATTCATCTCTATCAGCGTTTGTGTTTGAGAAGATGGATTTTTTTTCTCTCGCTGATTAAATAAACGAATTTGTTCTATAAACAAGTCATGTACATCTTGTATATTTTGTTTATGTTCATTTGTATCAAAGACTTGCGCATCTAAAATGACTTCCCAAATTAAGTCAACATTTTCTTTATTCAAAAAATCCATAGACTACTTGAATATGATTCGCATGGTGTGTTTATATTATTATTTTTGTTATAATTCCTCGTTAAAATATATTTTGCGAAATTGTTCCATATACTTATCCTTAATCACGTGAGTTTTTAAGTAATGTTTTGTAACCTTGTCTTCCAACATATGAACAATAAAAAAGAGAGAATAAACACCACATTCCGTGTTACCATATTGATGTTCTACGGGGTAATTTTGGTCAAATTCAAAATGAATTGGTGTGGGTAACTGTTCCCCTTGTTCTATAATTGTATTCACAAACTTCATGATTTGTTTTGGAATTTTATCTCCCGCACTGTCATAGAAAAAAATTTGTCCCTTTTTGATATTTATAAATAAGGATACCCAGTGAGAACCTCCTTTATAATGCGGGTCAAGATTAAAAATAACACCAATCTTGAATTTTTTCTTCTTAATTTCGTCTTGTAACTTAAAATGACACAATTCGTCCCATACACATTCACCATTGACTTTATGTGTGTCATAATCAATTGGAGAAGGACCCATGAAATTGAAGCAAGAGTAGGCGCGTTCATACTGTTTCATAACCTTCATAATATCAACGGAAGACAACCATTCATTGGGATTTTTTTTCCAACTTGCGGGTGACTTTGGAGCAAATGATTTTTCTAATTCGTCATCTAACTTTCCATTCACAAAGTTTTGTTTTAACCAACAAGTTTCTTTGTCGCAAACATCACTCATGTAATTTTTTAACGCACTCCATATTTCTTTTGGGTCTTTACTGTCTATTTTTACGTCCGGATGTCTTGCGTTCCAAAGTTCCTTTAGTTTAAAAATGGCGTCGTCAGATAAACAACTATAATTCTTTTTTTTGGCAGAAGGACTACAACTCAATTTTGTTAATTTATGAAACTGACTGAATTGAATATTTTTTTTTGTGATTCGTTTTCCTTTTTTCCTATAATATCTACTGTTGTATTTTTTCGTTTGTTTCGTCATACTTATTCGTTATATTTTTCTTTTTAGCAGGGAACCTTAGGGTTGGTTACAATTGCTTGCAACCCTGCGACCCCTCCTATTAACCGAGAACTTATATAATTTTTAAGTCTCAGTCTAACGCGCATAATAATATTTTAATTTCATTATAAACACATTAGACAGCATTATCCACCGGGAACCCAGGAAGATTATAACAGTTTTTCATCAAGAAATCTTATTATGGGAAAAGGTAATGAATTAGAATTCCCCGAAGGGCGGGGAGGGGGTAAGGGGGAACCGGGGGTTCCCCCTAACATTAGAGTTCCTTAAAATTTTCCTTTTGGGAATCTGCGAGAGATAATTGTTTCTTTTTACGAATGCCTTTTTTCTTGAATATGGGGTCTTTCAAGTGGAATTCCTTTTGTTGTGGAATAATTTCGGCAATTTCGGGTTCTGTTTTATTTACTTTTACAAAACTTTCTAATGTTCCATCTTTTCCATTTTCGTAATTGAATTTTATGGAACGCATCATCAATGTATTTGCTTGATTTACGTCGGGTTCTTCAATTTCATTCATCATATTAATACTTTCACTGATAGTTGCGTAGTCTTCTTGAATCAAATCCGTTTTATCCAACGTTTTGAAATAATGTATACATGAAGAAACATAGGAATCAAACGAATCTTGTACGTCTTTTAAAAGTGCATCAGGTGGGTCATTATTCAACAATGACTTGGTAATATCATAAATCCGTCTACGATAAAATTTTTTATCCTTTTTGAAAGAAAGCGATTTTGTGGGTAACCCTTGTCGTTCAATATATTTGGTATATTGGTCTCGATTCATGAGACACTGTAAAGTAACACCGGACACAAAATCGTTTTCCATATGTGATATGCGTATGTTATTATATTTAAATAATAACTTAAAGAACCGCTGCGGAACTATTTACAACTAGGTTGCGATGGAATATCTTTCAACTGTTGTCTTGTGCAGTTTTGAAACAAACCATTACCTATGTTTTCTGGATTTGGATTAAATGATTGAAATTTCTCTTGTTTGAATAATCCAGGGTAGGGTTGATATTTATTCGTGTCAATATTTTTTTTTGGTTGAAAATTATACTCATACAAGTCGCTTGAACTACTTGGCACATAAGTTGCTTGACTACACTTTTGTAGAGCGTAAATTTGATTTCTTAACTCGGACTCCACATTTACCGAACTTGCAAATCCCGACCAGGGTGCCTGACGGTTTCCTGGATTAAAAACATCCCTCGGTTGATAAACGGGTTGTTGTTGCATAGGTGCAGTAGGGGGTTTTCTAGGGTCCACAATTGGCATCAATGAATATTTTGTCATGACGGGTCTCACATCTAAATATGGTTGTAACATTTTAGACGGAATATTTCTATCATAAATTCGTCGATTTGTGGAATTATGAATGTCCGAAGACTTTTCAGGTGCATTGAAAACATAAGTTGACATTCTTATAATAAGATGACTATAAAAATAACATAAAGGTTTGCGTTTATAAATAATAAGTGATACGTGATAACACATGTGTGGAATTTTTTCTTTGCTAAATCATGATGAGTTCGCAATACCCAAACAATTTATTAAAGACCAGTTTGAAAAGGGAGTCGGACGCGGACCTGAATCGTCTAAATTGAATAATATATGTTTGAAATGTATTTTTGGGTTTCACAGACTAGCCATTAATGGATTAAACCCAGCGTCGGATCAACCCATTATTATACGTAATATGGCGTTGATTTGTAACGGAGAGATATATAACTATAAAGAGTTGTATGAAATGATGGATGTGGTTCCCGAAACTGATTCTGATTGTGAAGTGATACTTCATTTATATGAGAGATATGGACTAACACAAACACTACAAATGTTGGATGGTGTTTTTTCGTTTATTCTATGCGACTTTCGCTCTCACGAAACAGAGTCTAAATTATATGTTGCGAGAGATCCTTATGGGGTTCGTCCGCTTTATATGTTGCGTCCAAAAAAGTTGAATGATACTATTTTTGGTCATTCCAAAATGTTTGGTTTTGCGTCAGAAATGAAATGTTTGAGTGAATTTTTTAACCGTGGATTAACCGTTACACATACAATCGAACATGTAAAACCAGGAACTTTTTTATCTTTTGTTTTACCAACTACCGTTTGTGCGAATTGGACCGCCGACCCAACAACATGGGAATCTGTGTATCATCATACAGGTTTTAATAGTATTTTGTCGGATCAAGGAAACGAAGTGGGTGAATTGTCAAATGTTTTGAAAAATATACGAATGTATTTAACAAATGCAGTAAAAAAACGTGTTCTTACAACAGAAAGACCGATTGCGTGTCTTTTATCAGGGGGACTTGATAGTAGTTTGATTACCGCACTTGTAAATCGACAACATAAACTACAAAATCCAGACGCACCTCGATTAGAAACATATAGTATAGGACTTGCTGGGTCGGATGATTTGAAACACGCCAAAATAGTTGCCGAGCATTTGGGAACAAATCATACAGAAATCATTGTAGAAGAACAGGATTTTTTAGACGCCATACCCGAAGTCATAAAAACGATTGAAAGTTATGATACAACAACCGTGCGCGCAAGTATTGGGAATTATTTACTAGGAAAATACATTTCGGAAAATAGCGAAGCCAAAGTGATATTCAATGGAGATGGGTCAGATGAACTCTGTGGAGGATATTTATATATGCATCTTGCACCAGACGCAATAGAGTTTGACAAGGAATGCCGAAGACTATTGAAGGATATATATTTATATGATGTTTTACGTTCGGATAAATGTATTTCGTCCCATGGTCTTGAACCAAGAACCCCTTTTTTGGATCGTTCATTCGTACAATATTATTTGGGTATTCATCCTGAAATGCGTTTTCATGCGTCTTGTAAAAATAGAAATAAACAATGCGAAAAATATTTATTGAGAATGGCCTTTTCTGACTTGAATCATGAATGCGGCAAACCACTTCTTCCCAAAAGTGTCTTATGGAGGCGAAAAGAGGCGTTTAGTGACGGGGTCAGTGGAAGTAAAACTCGTTCTTTATATCAAATTATTCAAGAGTACGCTTCTACTCACATTTTAACTTGTGAAAATATAGGCGCTCTTCATAACCCATGTGACACTGATGAAAAAACATATTATCGTTCTATCTTTCGGGAATACTATCCAAATATGGACGCAGTTGTTCCTTATTATTGGATGCCGAAATATGTAAACGCAATGGACGCAAGCGCAAGAACACTTTCTATTTATTCAAATACGACACTGAATGAAGGAACTAATACAGATTATGACAACGAAAAAATTATAGAAATATAATATATGTATGATTTGATTACAACTGAATTTCAAAGTAAGTTATTCAACTTGTTTATTGTTTTGTCTTATATATGTTTCATTGCGTATGCGTTAGGGATATCGAATGATGCCAAAGTTTATATTGAAGAATTAGATTATTATGTGAAAATTTATATTAGTTTGTTTTTATTATGGAGATTCAATATGTTTCGTAAAATAAAATTCACTGAATTAGATAGAAAAATAGTGTTTAGCGCGGGTCTGTTTTTGTTTGCCACCACCGCAATAAATCAAATACTTATGAATTATCTCACCAGTATAAAAAAAACAATCACAGAAACAACAACGGACTATTTATCTTGAAAAAAATCATGTATGTGTTCTAATATTTTTTTTGTAATAACGACATCAACTACATATTCTTTTTTTGATTTTTTGACATAAGTATATTCACACGAGTTAATATGTTGAGTCATACATTCAATTACATTCAAATTGGAATGATTTGAAATATTTTCATAAAACATTGTTGTTGTAAACCGATTTATTAAATCCTGAATAGGTATATTATATACGTAAGGTTTTAATTTAATATAGTAAACGTTATCATTTGTCATTTGCGGGTAATGTGTATCGTCTAAGAAGCAAATTTGTGAATTTTTCGGAATCTTGGAACATTCTATCAAGTCGTTGTATGTTTTTTCATGAGTGGTTCTATTGGGTTCTATTTGTTTGCCGTTAACTTTGAACGCAGATATAATTTGATTGAAAAAGAGAAAATCGTTAAGTTTCGTTTCGAAATAATTTTTTATGAGGTAAACCCATTTTTTGGGTCCTCTATTATTTGTATAAATCATAACTGATGAACACTCATTTTTGTCTTTTTTGTCTTTTAAATAATTCAAAATCATTTCTATATTGGGTCGAATAAATTCAGGATACGTGTCAAGAGTTTCGTTAAATGCATTTTGTTCTTGTTCTTCGTTTTCAAAAAGGGCGTTATTTTGTTTTAAGTATGAGATAATGGATTCCCATAATAGTCCATACTGTTTAAAATAACCAAGCGTTTCATCAAGGTCAAAAACTACAACCTTGATTTTGTTTGACATATATTACTTTCAGTAAATAATTGATTTGGAATCACACAAAAATTTTGTGTTTCAATACTTTAGAAGAAGTTGGTCGAAATGTCATATAAATTGACCAATCAGGACTATATTCAGTTACTAAACTTTTATAAAGTAGAAACACCAAAAAACAAACGAAAATTGCGTGAGATTGCGGAAAAGTTAATGGCGCAAAAATTATGTTCTTGTATTAAAAAAGTTGCACCCACCGTTGAAACAGAACCATTAGCAATTGGAGCGTGTACGCGTTCAATATTTACTAGAAAAAATTTAAGACGTAATAAATTTCAGTGTAAAAAACGGAGATACTTGAAATTTACAAAAAGAAATAATAAGGCGTTAACAACAAAAAGGAAAAATTGAATTTTAAAAATACATAAAAATAACCGATTATAGTTATGTAATGAAAACGTCTCTTGTTTATGCAAATTCAGTTATACCTGTATATGTAAAACCTATTGTGGCTCAGAATGTTCAAGTTGTAAATATAGACAGAGAAAATCCTGATATAGAAAGAAATGACGAGATTATTAACATTAGAAACATTAGAACAAATGCAATTGATCTACAATATTTCTATTCAAGTTTTAAAATAAAAAATGCTCTTTTTCATTTGTCTTTTTTAACAGCAGATTTTCTTTTAACGACTAACAAACAAAATATGAATTGTATTTATCAAGGAAATAATTTTAGCGCTTTTTTTATATTATTGATTATTTATGACGTATACAATTTTTTTATGATTTTACTCATTGAAAGGGGAACTATGATACGCAGAATAATACATTACTCGGTCCCGCAAGAATACTATATTTCTTTACAAAAATATATAGGTTTACATGTTTTTGTAAATATAATACTTACTTCTGGATTTACCTCATTTTATTTATATCATAAAAAAGATGTTTGTTATGGAACAACCGGGTTATATATAGAGATTTCTCTCATTTTAAAATTATCAATTTATTATTTTAGGTTATTTCTGGTTAGTTTAGATTACTTAAGATATAAAAATTGGTTTTGATTGTTTATCATAATTTTATATTACTTTGTTAAATGATCCATCGCGCATAATAACACTTGTTCTTGGTCACTTAATTTTTGAAACAACAAACAATCTTCCATTTTAAATTGAAAATGTTTATGATGAAAGGATTTACATAACACAAATGTTCCTTCATCGGAAACACGAAAGTCGCAAAATATGCCACCTTTTTTAAGTTCAAACCCTTTTTGGGGTTCATTAATTGGTATCCAGCGCAAATAGGCGCCGTGTCTTATTTCGTTCATTCCGTCCACATAGCGATATGGTTTTAATTTTTCCATCATTTCTAAAAATTCGGCGCGAGTAAGTCCAAGTTCTTTCAATATTTCCAATTTCATTTGTTTTATTTTCGAAGTAGTCAAGTTGAGTAAATGAGCGTGGTCATCATTTTCCAACGCTTTCATTAAAGTTGTGACATCCATGTTAATAATATATATGTAAAACTTTTATATAGATATTATTTGTTGTTTTTACGGTTAGATTGTTTACGTCGTTTTGTTTTTTTGTTTCTCCTTTTTTTACGCATTCTTGTTCCTCTTCCATCTTCAAATGTTTGGATAATTTGATCATTTGGGTCTGTCAAATGATTGTGAAAATGTGTATCAATTATATCTTGGCATTTAACTAACATGTTTTTACAATTTGTTATAACTGAAGAATGTGGTGGTGGCAGTCTAGACAACCCATCATGAAACTTTTTTGCTTTTATATAAAACATTATAAGTATTTCTAAATAACTATGATGTGTTTCAATGCGGTTTATTTGTTCATCGCAATCTTTTATTTTATGTATTATATCATGTAGTCTTTGTTTGGATTGATTCTGTGTCCACGTTCCAGTAGTATTAAAATAATTAAATAAGTTATCATACTGAACATAATATTGATCTCTTGACAATGTGCGACTATCTAAACTTTGTTCACTTTCTAACGCAACGATTTGTTCGTGTTCTTTATGATAAATATAACTTGTATGTGAAACATTATCATAAATAAATTTGTATAATTTTTTTAAAGAATTAATACCTTGAAGAAAAATTTCTGAAGTATCTTCAGCGTATACGTATGTTTCATACTCTTGAAAATATGACTCAGTTGCATTTACAAATTCTTTGAGATTCGGTTTTACCATATTTTTTATATACATAAATTTAGATATTTTTTACCATAAACTTCCTCCAAACGCACTTCCCAGGGATTCATTGGCTGCGGTGGGTTCATTATATCCTTGGTCGAAACCAGGCGTAGCCGCATTTACTAAAGGCGTTGTATCATTTCTATACATGGCATCATAATTTGGCGACTGTTGTTGACCTGAAGTAGGTAATGAACTAATCATGGTTCCGCCCCCGCTGCCACTGTTACCTCCACCATACAATGAGTTTTGAATAGCATTTATTTGTGACTGGGTAGAAGATGACTGTTGACCTGAAATGGGTTGACTTACTCGAACGGTTCCATATCCTTGACCCTGTCCCTGTCCCTGTCCCTGTCCCTGTCCCTGTCCTTTCTTTTTCTGGTCGGTTTTAGAACCAGTATTTCCTTCCCATAAATCAATGACTCGATCCACTAAAATACTCACTTTCTCTCCTAATTTCGTTTGTAGACTCATGGTAATCATTAATACTGCTAAAACAATCCCAATAACATTGAACTCAGGGTATTTATTTCCACTATAAGTTGGAACATAGGTGATAATACGATGAATCATAAAAATTCCCAAGAATACAACCAAGACTTGAATCATTACTTCTGCTAAAATCTCAACACTCCCTTTCTGTTCATCCGCCTCTGGAACGAATTTTTGACTCAACTTGTTGAGTATCACAATGGGTACGATTGCGAGAAGTGCATACTGAATAATATTCATGACTTCATGTTTAGAGTCTTCATCAAAATGAAACACATGATGAAAAAAACCCTTCTTTGTAATATTTTTTGTGGTTTCTTCAAAACTATCCATATCTTATATGATTTATAAAAAGAAATAAATACAGAAAAGGCATTAAAAACAATCGTTGAAATAAGTTATATGTCAAATTTAGAGGAACAACAATATCTCAATTTGATACAAAAAATTATGAGAGAAGGTGTGATGGAAGAAGGACGCAATGGAAATACCCTTTCTGTTTTCGGTGAACTCATGCGATTTTCTCTCAATGGTCGGAAAATACCCTTTCTGACAACGAAAAAGTTGGCGTGGAAAACGGCGCTCAAAGAGTTACTTTGGTTTATTCGAGGGGAAACCAATAACACGACGCTAAATGAACAAGGTGTTCATATATGGGACGCAAATTCAACCAGAAATTTTTTGGACGATCGAGGATTATTCACGAGAGAAGAAGGTGATCTGGGACCGATTTATGGTTATCAATGGAGACATTTCAACGCTCTTTATCAAAATTGTCGAACCGACTATAGTGGACAAGGTATCGACCAATTACAATATATAATAAACAACTTAAAGAGCACAGACCCCATAAAACGCACAAGTCGTCGGTTACTAATGACTGCGTGGAATCCATGTCAACTTGATGAGATGGCGTTGCCTCCTTGTCATGTAATGGTTCAATTTCAAGTTACACTAGGGAATAAATTGTCATGTATGTTATTTCAGCGAAGTGGAGATATAGGGTTGGGTGTTCCATTCAATATAGCATCTTATTCTATGTTGACGCATTTATTGGCACATCATTGTGGTTTAGAAGCGCACGAGTTTATTTATACTTTAGGAAATGCACATATATATGACGACCATATAGAAGCGTTGTCACAACAACTTCAGCGTGAACCATTGGAATTTCCGAGACTTTCTATAAACCAAATTTATGAAAATATAAACGACTATAAAGTGGAGGATTTTGTTGTGGAGGATTACCAATGCCATTCATCTGTTTTTATGCCCATGCGTGCGTAATATTATTTGAAAATTAATTATATGAAAATATAAGAAACTTAAAAAATGAGTTCTAGAGCAAACGCAAGTGCAAGAGCAAGACGCGCTGGGGAAACTTCTCAACCACAACAAGTACGACCTCAGCAACCACAACAACAACAACAGATGCAACAACAAAGAATGCAACAAACCAAATTATCTATTCCAGACGCCATTGGATTAACTACTCTTCGTTTAGGAAAACTGGAAAACCATTTTTCTGTTTTAGAACAGATCGTTCAAAATTTGTCAAGTTCTGGAGTGGGTGTTGAAGGTGGTGAATCGTTTAATGAAAACGTTCGTGTGGTAGATGAAGCTGTCTTTCAAAGCATTGTTACTCGATTGGAAAATTTAGAAAAACGACAATCACAACAACCACAACCACAACCACAACAGGTGCAGTCGCAACCACAACAAAAAATAACCCCACAAGGAAACGCTGATGTTGAGACAGTAAAACAAGATTTGAATACATTGAAAAATGAAATGACAAATTTAAAGGACTTATTATTATCCTTACAATCCTTTACTATGCAAACAAATCAAAAACTGGCAGACATTGTGTTTCAAGAAAATATTTTTGTAGACGAAGACATTGTAAATAAACAAAAATTAGAATTTAATATAACACAGAATAATGATGATAATGAAATTGTAGACGACGATGAATTGTGTGTTTCTCAAAACATTATTGATGATTCATAAAAAATTGAAACTTGTTTTATAATTTAATTTTATGTTATAAAACAATGATGAACATTTTGACTTTATGCACGCTTTTATTCGCGTTTTCAATTATTCAAAGCTTTCTATTGTTTAGAACTGTTCGTAAAATTTATTTGTTAAAAAACCGTCAAAAGTTTATGAAAAATATAACAAAACAACCTGTTATGTTGAAAAATAACACAGATGATGGTAACACAACCTCTCTATTTGTCAATAATGTAACTGGACCCAAACCCGTTCTTCCCGGAACATATATGGGTGTTGTTGACTTGAATAAAACTCACAAATATTATCATTCTACTATTATTGACGAAATGGGATTGGTGTTATTTGAATGAGATATAACTATAATGCAGCATTATCCACCGGGAACCCAAAAAAATTATAACAATTTTTCATCAAGAAATCTTATCATGGGAAAAGGTAAGGAATTAGAATTCCCCGAAGGGCTGGGAGGGGTTCCCCCTACTATAATAACTCGGAAAAACTATTAAAATCAACTCTACAACTTATACAATGAACCTGTCTATAACAGAAAAAAGGAAGAAGGATATTTTTATTTCTATATTTGAAAGACTAAAAACTTGCGCATCCCTCGTAAAAGTTTTATTTCGAAAAGACGCATTTTATATCCAAGGTATGGATAAATCACATATATGTTTGTTTGATGTTACGTTAACTTCGTCATGGTTTAATGAATATAATGTGGAGGAAGACGTATCTATTTGTTTTGACACACAGATTTTTTTCAATGTTCTATCTACTTCGCAAGAACATAACATTCGTATGTATTGTGATGAAAAAGAACCCGACCATTTTCATATAGACTTGAAAACAACCTCGGACAATTCAACACATTTTGATAAATTTTTTAAAATACCTTTAGCAGAACTTGACATGGATCAGTTAACTATTCCATCCGTAGAGTATGATGTTGAAATAGCGCTTCCATCAAAAAAAATAATGGAACTATGTTCTCAATTAGCGTTATTTGGTAATATAATACACCTATCTTGCTCTGAAGAAAAGGTGGATATTTCTACCTCAGGAACCGTCGGGGAAATGTTAGTAAATATTCCAATTGATGATTTGACGGAATATTCTATTGCTGAAAGCGAGTCTTTTAAATTATCGTATAGTTTAAGTTACTTTCATAAAATGTGTCTAACCACAAAGTTATCCAATGATATCCAAATATCATTGAGCGGAAGTTACCCAATGAGGGTGAAATATGATTTAGGAGAGGATAGTTTATTTTTATTTTTTATTGCGCCCAAAGTAGATGAAGATTAAACATTGAACCTTATAAGGTTCGTATAAACAATGAAATATTTGTATATTTTTTTATTAGTCGAGATATAGTTATGAAAGTCATATTTACAATTTTTATATTTTTAATTGTTTTATTCATATATCTTCATATTTATTTTCATTTAAAGACAAGTGATGAGTTGGAAGTTTATGAGATAGACAATACGTCAAAAGATAAATTGGAGGAAATTTGTGACTTACGACAACCTGTATTATTTGATATGAACAACGAAAACCATGACAAACTTATGCGTTATACAACCATGTCTAGTCTTCTTGAAAGTTATCCTGCATTTGAAATGAAACTAAGAAACGCAAAAGACACAAATTATGACACTGAAATTCATATTCCTCTACACACCCCGTCTCTTTTAAAATTATTCGATGAGGATAATGATTCACAATATTTTACAGAGAATAATGGAGATTTTTTAAAAGAAACCGGTGTGTTGAAACATTTTCAACACAATGATTCGTTTTTTAGACCATATATGGTTTCGAATTGTTTGTATGATATAATTTCTGGGTCGATGAATACAACAACACCATTTCGTTATGAGTTGAATTATCGAAACTATTTTATGGTTACTCAAGGGTCAGTTTCGGTGAAACTAACACCACCTGTTTATTCAAAATATTTACAACCTATTTATGATTATGAAAATTTTGAGTTTCGTTCGCCGGTCAATCCGTGGAACATTCAGTCTCAATACAAATCAGAATTTGATAAAGTGAAATGTTTAGATGTTGTTATAAACCAAGGACAGATTTTACAAATTCCGGCTTACTGGTGGTATAGTATAAAATTTGGAAAAAACTCAAGTATTTCAACGTTTTGTTACAGAACATACATGAATAATTTTGCAATACTTCCTTATACTTTTATGTACGCTCTACAGTTGCAAAATGTGAAAAGAGATGTTGTTAAAAAGGTAGATATAGAAGAAATAAATCATATTAATAAAAATGATAAAGAAACTTAACGAGTTATTTTTTTTGTAATATTTCGCATATTCATTATTATTATTATGAATAATAATGAATTTCAAATAATAGAAATAGAAGAAAAGGAAAGTAAAGAAGAAAAGGAAAGTAAAGAAGAAAAGGAAAGTAAAGAAGAAAAAGAGGAAAAAGAGGAAAAAAAACAAGAAAATAAACCTAAAAAAGAAACGAAACAATCTAAGCGTCCTTCTATGAAAAAACTATTTAAGGAATCCGTCCGGTCGTTAACTCGCTCGCTCAGCAGACGCGTTTATGATAATACTTCGGATTTCATTTTTTTATTTGAAAATCTTTCTGTTTTTGTTAAAGAACGACCTATTCTTAGGAACGTTTCTTTCACTTTACCAAAATCAAATCAAATTATTGTTATTGCTGGCGCTTCTGGGTGTGGGAAAACCACTTTTCTCAATGTTATCAATAACTATGATTTACCTGCACCTTATGTTCTCTCGGGAAAACTCAATTATCATCATTCGAACGTCAAGATGATCGGTCATAAACCGATTTTCAACCCCTATTTGACCGTGAAAGAAACAGTTCAAATGTTTATAGATTCTTATCGTTATACGCATCCCGTAGATTATTACTTGGAACGGTTTCGATTGATGGATATCAAGGATAAGTATATTGGAAGCGACGAGAACAAATCCCTTTCTACAGGACAGTTGGTGCAATTATCCATTCTTTTGAATACAATGGAAACTCCAGATTTATTGATTTTAGATGAACCGTTATCGAATCTGGATATAAAGACGTCGATTCATATCATGAAACTCTTGAAAGAATTGGATATTCCAATTTTATTAACATTGCATCACCCGAATAATATCATTTTAGAAAATGTAGATCAGTTAATTGTAATGGAAGAAGGAGAGATCATTTTGAATACATCTCTTCTGGAAATATCAAATCGACTGGAATACTACGAACAACAGGTTTTGGGAATAGAAAAAAAACGAGATGAAAATATAACCACGTTGACAGATGTGGTGTCTTTAAAAATTATAGATTATAAAAATTATAGTTCAACAGTATATTTTTCAACAAAAATATATAATGTGTTTTATAACATTTTGAAATACAATTTAAGAAACAATTCTTATCATTATTCTATTTTATTCTCATACGTTCCTCTTATTTTTTCTTATATTTTATTGAAAGGAACTGATTTTGAAGACAGTGTGAACGGTTATTTTTATCTAATTAATAATGTGTATTCTACAACTATAACACTTATTCCAGTTGTTGCTGTAAATTTATTTGAATACGAAAAACTAATTCATTTTGTTAAATACTTTGGTAACATAAATATTGTAAATTATAAATTTTTTTATATAATTTATTCTTGTTTAAATTGGTTAACGAGTACAACAATATTTATTTTGGTGAATGCTTTTGTTATATCTTATTTGTCACCAAATAATAGTAAAATATTTTATCACATATTATACGTTTTACTTTTTTCTAAATTTTTTGAAACATTAACTTACAGTTCATTTATATATATTTTTGAAAAAATAAACATCACAAGCTCATTTTTTGGGATTTTTGTTATGTTTCAAACTATTACTTCCGGTCAAAGTACAAAACAATATCCAGAATTAAAAAATTTTTCAGTATTTTATCATTTGATGAACATTTTGTCTGTGAAAGCGCAAGAGGTTTATAATTATCCTACGCTTCAAAACGGAGAACCAATATATACATTGTATGGATATTCAAAAGATGTTTCAAACTCATACTATTATGTTTTTGGATTTTTTATTATTCCCTTTTTGATTTATACGTGTTATACAAAAAAGTTGAAAATGTTTTTAACATAAACGATATCTTTTACAATAAAATTGAATGAAAGTTAACATAAAGACTCTATAATACATTTAATATACGCATTATTAAAAGAGGCAAAATGGAAACTGCCTACAAAATTCTCATTCATGACAGTAACTACAGTGAATGGACAGTTCATGAAACCCTTACATTTCAACCCGTCGAAATCAAACATTTCAAAAATCCAGCAGAATATAAATTGCTAACAAATGATGTTTTTACGTATGACTATATTAAAAAGGATGTAACTATACTACATTCGTCCACGAGACATTCACATTGTATTCCAGGTGTGTTGCTTTTAAAAAACACAAAAACGTATGGAAGAAAAAACGGAAAACTCTTATATAAATGTGTTCCCGATGACTTTCGAATACCGTCTTTCCTCGTACCTTATGAAATGAAACATGTTGGGTTTTCCAAAGTATACGCAAACCTTTATGTAACATTTATGTTTGTGGAATGGAAAGAAGGTCAAAAACATCCATATGGTTCTTTGACCGAATCCATTGGACCTGTGGATAAGTTAGACCACTTTTATGAATATTTGTTATATTGTAAAAGTTTGAATACTTCCATTCAAAAATTCACAAAAGATACCTCGAAAGCGCTCAAAACCAATTCACAAGATGCGTTTTTAGAAAACATAACAAAAAAATACCCGACTATTGAAGATCGAACAAGTATTCATGTGTTTTCAATTGACCCTCCAAACAGTCTCGATTTTGATGATGCGTTCAGTATTCAACAAATGGATGAAAAAACGGTCATGTTGAGTATTTATATTTCGAATGTAACGATTTGGTTAGATGTATTGAATTTATGGAATTCATTCTCTCGCAGAATTTCCACTATTTATTTACCTGATAAAAAACGACCCATGCTTCCCACAATATTATCTGACTGTTTATGTAGTTTACAGTCTGGAAATACACGACTCGCTTTTGTTTTGGACATACAAATAAACGAAGAGAATGGTGAGATTTTATCCATGAATTACGCAAATTGTAAAGTTCGTCTTTCAAAAAATTATGTATATGAAGAAGAAGAACTTTTACGTCTTGACCAATACAATCAACTATTTTCTGTAACAAAAAAATTATCAAAGAAATACAAGTATTTAAATAATATCAAAAATAGTCATGATGTTGTAGCGTATTTAATGATTTTTATGAATTACCGTAGCGCACAAGATTTACTCTCACATAATAACGGAATATTTCGTTCCACGATTCTCAAACCTGATTTTCATTTAGACTTGAAAAACGTGACAATTCCAGAGGAAGTAGAGACTTTTATAAAGATATGGAATAGTTCTTCTGGAAAATACATTGATATTTCTTCTCTCAAAAGGGAGACTGAGGATGGAACACCATTACCAATTCAACATGAACTTCTTGACATGGACGCATACGTCCACATAACTTCGCCTATCCGACGACTTGTAGATTTGCTAAATATGATTCAGTTTCAGTTCAATCACCGAATGATTGATTTGAGTTCGAATTCATATGAATTTTATATGAAATGGTTGGGCGAATTGGAATATATAAAT